GTGACGACGTGGCATCGCCGCCGCGGCCCTTCGGCGGCAACCGGGCGACGTTGGTGTGTTGCGCGACCGCGGTGACTTCGATCTGTGCGGCGTTGGCGTGCGCCGCGAGAACCCCTGCCGTGACTGTTGCTGTGAGGGCGACGGCGGCCCGGTTCCTCATGGGCTTGTCCCTTCCGGCGGCTGACAGTCCGCCTCGTGTGGTGGCTCGAGCGCCAAGATCCCGTCGTCCAAGACCTGGAGTTGGTAGCGAAGCTCGGGGCTTCCCGCCGGCAGCGAAGCGATGGCCCGCCGTTTCGCCGCCTTGAGCTGCGCGACGATCACGTTGTCCTGTGTCTCGTTCGCGACGCATTCGTGGTAGGTGATCTGTTGGAGGTCGCGGATGACGGTGTCGATGTTGTCGGTGCGTCCGCTCAAAGCGAACGACCCGAACACGAACGCCGCGAGAAACCCCACACACGACGCGACGATCACCGGGCCGAAATGCCTGTCCCGCACCTTGCGGATCACGCGTTGCGGGCTCATGGCCCACCCCAAATCTGGAACGCGGTGAACGCGAAAATGACAGCGCCCGAAGCGACCGACAACGCGACCCCGTAGAGGGCGCGGCGCAACGCCCGCATCTCGTCGCGGAGGTCTTCGAGGTCGTGTTGGATGCCACGGACTTCGCTGGCGACAACCGCGGGCTGGGTCCGCTCAAGCTCCGAGAGCCGCCTGGCGTGCTCGTCCAGCCGGACGTGGATCGCGTCTTGCACCAGTTCAGCCTGGAACCTTCACGGAAGCATCGACCACGACTCGTCATTCATATTTTCCGCGAGGTAAACGCTCATGTTGGCCCACACACCGGGCGGGGTGTGCGGCTGGTAGTCCTTCAACTGGTACGAGGTGTTGCCCCACCCGACGCCGAGCACCTCGGTCGTGACGGGGACGCCCTGCGCCGAGGCCGTGTCGGGCCACGGTGACCCGGCGTTCGCGTACACCTCGAACAGAGTGGCGAGCGTTTCGCCGCGCGCGATAGCGTATTCGCGCTGCGTGTCCGTCCATGAGTTTGGGTTCCCGACGATCAGTTGGGCGCCGGCCTGGACGGCGGTGTTGAACTCCTCCACCGTTTCGGCCTGGAAGATCAGGAAGTCCGCCCCGACGGCCTGCCCGAACTCACGGATCCGGGCCGCCCCGATCTGTGTTTGCACACCCCACACCGCGAGGAGGTTTCCTTGTGCCCGGATCTTGGGTGCGGCGAACCGGGCGGCGGTGTCGTAGGCCGGGTCGGCGGACAGCGCGACCCGCCAGTGCGGCGGGCACCGCAACGCCGCTACGGGGTTCCACGCGGTGAACATGACGTTGCGGGCGAGCTCCGCGAGCGGAGGCAGCGGCACCGTCGGCGGAGGCTCGACGGTGATCCCGACCCGGATCGACTCGATGAAGCACCGAGCCCACGAATCATCCGACAGCGGGCGCCGCTGCCCGCCACGCTCGAGCTTGATCTTGGCGTCGTCGGCGCTGTGCAGAAGCGCCCACGCCGAATACCACTTCGACGCGAGCACACGGTCGACGTCCTGGAGAACGGTGCGTGCCATCAGATTTCTCCCGCGTCGCGCACGATGTTCCGTGCCTTCTGCATCACGTAGAGCGCGGGCCAGTGGCCGCCCTGGTGGACGGGCCAGCAGTCCCAATGTCCGTCGCCGCCGAGGTACGTGCGCGAGACGTTCCAGTGGGAGGTGTGGCCGGGCCGGTCGCCCTGCGACCACCGCAACGGAATGTCGAACTCCTGGAACAACCAGGCGGCCCACCGTGCGGCAATGTCCAACTGCTTCTTCCGGGGCCCGTCGGGCGCCCACATCGCGCGCCGCTTCGCCGGGTCGCGCTCGAGCGGCACTTCCGACACCTGCTCGAACCCGATCGACCGGGTGTTGACGCTCCCGCGGCCCGAGGCGGCGTGGTCGTACACCGCTGTCGGGTCGTAGCACCAGGCGGAATGGCCCTCCATGTCCGTCATCCCGTGGATCTCCAACCCGGTGGCGTCCAGGAACGCTGCGGGCGCCGTGATGTCGGCCAGGCCCGTCCGGTTGTGCGACACGGTTTCGTGCCACACGACGAGGGTCTTGTCGTGGCGTCCTCGCTGCTCACCCTGGAAGTACGGGCGCAGGTCAACGTCGACGCGTGGGCGCCGAAGCTCGGCCATGAGGGTTCCTCCGCTTAGGCGGTGTACTTGATGAACCAGGAGCCGACGACGAGGTAGCCCGGGACGTTCAGGGCACCGCCACCGCCCGAGGTGTAGTTCACGTTCGTGGAGGACACACCGACGTCGCCCAGGCCGAACGCGGTGTTGTTGTTGCCGCCGGATCCGTGCGCGACGATCGTTGTCACATGGTTGTGGGAGGGGCCACGGCTGGCGATCGCCGTCCCGTCCGAATCGCCCATCGCGTCCACGGTGCTGTGTTCGCCCGTCGCGTACGGGGTGCGGCCCCGCAGGTCGGGAAGCGTAAACGTGGTGGAGCCGTTGCCGACACCGAACGGCAACGCGGGTGTAAGGCTGTTCAGATACGCGAACAGCGCGGCGTATGTGGTGCGTGACACTGCCGCCCCATTGCATTGCAGCCAGCGGCCCTCCACCGCCGTTTCGGTCGTCGTGTAGCTGGCAGCCCGCAGCAGGTAGGAGCCGACCGGAAACATCGCGTTCATGTTGTCGCGGATGTACTGGTTGAGCTGCGCCGCCGTCACGAGCTCTCCGGGCACCCACGTCTTCGGGTTCGTCCACGCCATCCTCTGGCCCTCCTCCTAGTACGCCGGCACGGTCGTCTCGTCGAGTTCCGAGGCGCCGACGACCTCGACCCGCCAGTAGCTGGTCGGGTCGGGCTCGGACAACTCGAACGTGGCGGTCCACCGCCCCGGCGCGACCGAGTGCGCGATGCCCTCCACGATCACGTCGGTGTCCGTGACCGCCTGGCCGTGCACCCCGGGGGTCGCGACAAGGTGGTAGCGCTGCGCCACCTCGGTCGCGAGGACCTGTGCGGTGGCGTGCCCGGTGATGGCGACGGTGACGGCGGGGATCCGCAGCTGCGCCTGCTTCAGCCTGGACAGCATCCAGGTGGCGGCGTCCTGCGCCTCCACCGCGGACGCGAGCGGCCACGTCAGCTCCAGGGTGCGTTCCATGTGATCGTTGATCGACTGCTGGTCGAACGCGTCGACGACGGTGCCGTCCGCGATCGTGATCTTGACGCGGTTGTACAGCTTGTCGTCGTCCTGCGCGAGCACCACGCCCTCCCCGAGGTACGGGATGGTTGTGCCGAACGTGGCGCGTGACGTGAGTTCCTGCAGGAACTGCCAGTGGCGCTCCCGGAACGTGATGGTGCCGTCGCGGGCGACGAACAGCCTGCCGTTTTCGCACTCCGCCATCAGCAGGAGGTGCTCGAGGATCGCGGTGTTGACGAGGTCGTCGGAGGCGGCGATCAGGGTGTTGCCGGCGTCGATGTCGCGGTCGAGTGTGTCGACCCCGAGGAAGTCCAGGCAGTTGTTGATGCGGGTGCCGGACTGCTCCTGCGCGAACCTGACGCTCTCGGAGCGGACGGGGTCACCGATGTTGAAGGTGCGGGGCACCGTGTCGATGCCCCGTTCGACCGTCCACTGGCTCGGGCCCGCCAGTCCCGTCACGTTCATGCGTTCGATGTCGGGGGCGGCGCCGACCTGGATCACGAACGGGTATGCCTGCGGGAGCGGCAGCGCCACGGAGGTGAGCGCGATCGTGGTCTGGGTGGTGCTGCTGACCTGGCCGGCGAGGGTGGTGGTGCCGCCCGCGAACTTCAGGGTGTTGAGCGGGTAGAACCAGTCGGTCGCGGACTGCCGTACCGTGGCGTCCATCCCGGTGCCGGGGTAGTCCTGCGGGAACCCCTCGGTGAACCCCTGGAACAGCGGGTATATGACCTGGTCGTGGGTGGCGCGGATCCGCATGCGGCGGGTCGGCACCACGTTGGGGTAGTAGGGGCTGGAGGCGTAGTCGGGCTCGAACCTGCGGTCGCGGTTGTTGAGCACGTAGGAGCCGTTGCCTGCCTCCATGCGGCTGTACTCGTAGCTGCGTCCGCGCTTGGTGGTGAACTCGCGGAGGTACGGGTCGGCGTCGACCCACACGGGGTTGGGGTCGAGCGGGTCGGTGGTCCAGGAGAACGAGATCAGCGGCGTCGAGTCCTCGGTGGGCACCACGGTCGGCGGCGACTTCGACGATGTGTCTGAGGCGGCAGCGGTGTCGGCCACCGCGAACGTCCTGTCCGTCAGGAACAGCTGGGACACTTCGGTGCCGGCCCCGCTGTCCGTGGCCGCCTTCGCGAGGGTGCCGCCGATCTGCACGGGCGCGAGCAACTCGCCGTTTCGGAACAGGTAGATGAGCCCGGCGGCGGCGTAGCGGCTGAACCCGAACCCGCGGTCGGTCCCGGCCTTCGCCTGGTTGCCTCCGGTGAAGACGTTGGCGATGTCGGTGCCCGCCGCCGTGTCGGCCACCGCGACCGTCTGGCCCTGGCTCGAGCGGATCCCGCTGTCGGTGCCGGTACCGGTGTCGCTGGCCGCGAGCAGCCCCGCGGCGACGTCGAACCGTGCCCACGAGACGAGCCCCTTGGACATCTACGCGACCCCCGGGATCGCCCCGGGGTTGCGGCGGTTCACCTCGTACAGGCCACGGCGCACCTCGTCCACGAGCTCCTGGCGGGTGCCGACGTAGTTGGGGAAGTTGAACACGTAGGTGGCTCCGCCCCCGAGCGGGGTGCCGCCGGACATGCCGCCGGGGACGATCTGGCCGGAGGTGCGGGGCACGAACAGCTCGGGGCCGCGCTCACCGACGATGTAGGGGCTGCCCGCGCGGACGGGCCCGCCGATGGCTCTGCCGGGGATCAGCCCTGCGGCGGCTCCGAACGCGCCTTTGACGGCGCCGACGGCGCTCGCGATCTTGGAGGCGGCGGCGGCGAGGTTGTCGGCCTGGTCGAGCAGCCCCTGGATCAGTCCTTTGAGGTAGCCGACGGCGTCACCGAGCGCACCGAACGCTGCGGTCATGGTCGCCAGCGGCTTCGCGATCAGCTTCGCCAGCTTCGACAGCGCGTCGCCGGCGAAACCGACCAGCGTGCGGATCGCGTCGCTCACGAGCCGTACCGCCCCGGCCCACACGTTGAACTCCGCGACCACCGTGGCCTTCACTATGTCCGCGAGCACCCCCACGGCCTTCTGCACCACCGTGAACACCGGGCTGAGGGTGTCCAGCACCCCCTTCGTCTTGTTGACCGCGCCGGCCAGCAGGTTCCACGCCCCCACCAGCGTGCTCTCGATCGCGACCGCGAGGATCCGCACCACCGTCGAGATTTTCGCGATAGCGTCGGTAACCAGCACCAGCACCGGGATCAGGATCTTGATCGCGACCGGCAGCACCTTCGTGAACGCGAAGTCGAGGAGCGGCACCACGACCTTCGCGAGGTTCGAGATGACCTCCCCGAGGTTCGCGAAGATCTGCCGGAGCTCCGGCCCGTTCTCCTTGATGATCGCGGACACCGCGGTGATGGCCCGGGCGCCCACGGCCTGCAGCTGGTTGAAGATCGGGACGAGGTCGTCGCGCACCACCGCGGCTAGCGGCTCGAGCACCTGCATGATTGCGGGGCCCGCCTGCTTGAACGCCTCCCCCAACCCCTGGATGGCGGGACCTACCGCGTTGCTGATCGCCCCGAACGCGTCCTGGATCGCGGGGAGGCCCTTGGATGTGAGGAACCCGGTGAACGACGTGAGCGCCGGTACCGCCTTCCCGACAAGGTCGCCGGCCAGGTTGTTGAACGTCTCCTTCAGGATGTTGAGCTGGCCCGGCAGCGTTTTCCCTACCGCCTCGGCGCTCCCGCCGAACTCCTTGTTGAGCTCGGCCAGGACAACCTTCTGCGCCTGCATCGTCTTCCCCGACTCCGTCAGGTTCTTGATCAGGTCGATCTGGTCGGCGGAGAACGCCACGCCCACCCGGCGCAGCGCCGTGATGCCCTTGACCGGGTCGTTCAGCGCCTTCCCCAACTGGATCGCGCTCGACTTCAAATCCTGGCCCAACGCCACGGACATGTCGGCGGCCGCCTTGGTCGCCTGGTTGAACACGTCGTTGTTCTTGCCTGCGGCGTTCCGAATGTTGGTGAACGTGAGCAGCAGGTTCTCGGTCGACTTGATCGCCTCGTCGTCCATCCCCGAGTAGTTCTGGATGGTGCGCGCGAGCTTGTCGACGCCACGGGCGGTCACACCCGCGGCGCCACCCGTGGACTTGATGACCGCCTCCGTCTGCGCCGTGACCTTCGCGCTTTCCTTCCAGTCGGAGATGCCGGCGCGCAGCGTGACGGCGAGCCCGCCCAACGCGGCGCCACCGACAGCGAATGCGGCGGCCTTGCCCACCCCGGCGAGCACCCCGCCGAACCGGGAGCCGGAATCGGCCGCCTGCCCGAACGCCCTGTGCAGCGACGAGGCGTCCCCGATGATCTCGACCTGGAGTTTCCTAGCCACCGCGCCTCGCCTTCTCGATCTTCTGGATGATGGTCATGCAGTCGACGTACTGGCCGACGTAGAGGCCACGCATGTCACCGGGCCGCAACCCGAAGTAGTGGCCGAGCGCGGGCTGCCACCACAGCACCGGGTCATCTGACCATGACCCGCCGTGCAGCCGCAGTGCCTTCTCGTGGAGCGCCTGGAACCGGTACCACCGTTTCAGCCGGAGGGCGGCGTCTGCTCCGGCGTCTCGTCCGGGGGGCCGGCATCAGCCCCGTTCGTGGACGGCTGGTTGAACCCCAGTTCCTCGAAGTCGATCTCGCCCAGGTAGCGGATGATCCGGTCGCGCCGCCACCCCGGGTTTGCCTGCGACACCGCGACCGCGACGAGGCCCGACACCAGCACCGGGTCCTGCTCCTCCTCACGCAGCCCCTCCACGAACTCGGCCCAGTCCATGCCGGTGACCTCCCGCACCAGGGCGGGGTCGGTGATGCGGAACGCGGTGGGAACGGGGTAGACGACCCCTCCGATCTCGAAGCTCGCGGCCTCGTCCATGCTCTCTCCTTCGGTTAGAACCCGTACTTGCCGGCGAGCCTGTCCAGCATCCGTTCGAGCCCGGTGACGACGCTCGCCTCCTTCTGGTCGACCGCCGGCTCCATCGACCGCTCGAGCAGCAGCCGCGCGAGGTTGGGGCGGGGCGACCCACCGGCCGACCGGCGGGGCTTGGGCGCGATGTACACGGAGCCGCGTGCCCGCGACACGCCGACCCGCATCACGGACCAGCCCTGCGTCATGTGGCTGATGCGCCCGAGCGCGAGCTGCTCCGCGGCCCCCCGCACCGGCTCCGCCACGTCTTTGAGCTCGGCCGTGAGGTCTTTGTCGAGTTCGCGCGACATCCGTTTGAAGTCGCGCTGCAGCTCGCGGAGCCCCTCGACCCGTACGGTGCGTGCCATCGCCTACGGGGGCGGGAAGACGGTGCCCCAGTTGAACGCGGCGTTGGACGCCGGGGAGAACTCGATCTCGATGTTCTCCACCTCGTTCAGCGTTGCCTGCGTCGGGAACGAGTAGAGGCTGGCGGTGCCACCGTACAGCGGGTTGGTGGCGGAGGTGCCGAGCGCCGCGTCCGCCATCACGTAGAACGGGAACGCCGACCCGCCCCGGTACAGCGGCTCCATCGTGGGGTGCGGCCCGCCCGAGGAGCGGTCGTTGCGGAACTGCACCGTGACGGTCTGGTCACGGAGGCCCGGCACGAACGCCCGCGCCTTGTTGGCGTTGAACGCGGTGATGTCGAGCTTGTCGCGGGTGTCGTCGATCGCGACGTCGAACGCCCACGAGGAGAGGTCGACGTTGTTGACCACGACCTTCCAGTTGTCGGCCGATCCTTTCCCTGGCATTGCCGAGCCCCTTTCCTATCCGGCGACGGCCATGAGGCCGCGCACCCTGTTGATGTACACGTCGCGGTTCGCTGCCGCCGCCCTGGCGGACATGGGGTTGCCTTCGGGGCCGGCGGTCGCGCTCAGCTTGTGGCGCAGCCCGACCGGCACATGCCGCAGCGCCATCCCGGCAGCCCGGGCCTCGAGGCAGAGGATGTTGTCGGAGTAGTAGGCGGGCTCGTGGAGCGCGGGGAACCCGCCGAGCTCGATCAGCTCGTCGCGCATCCCGGCCAGGCACCACCCGTCGATGTACGGGTACCGGGTGCCGTCCACGGCAGCGTGGTCGGGGTCCTGTAGCGGGCCTGCCAGGACACCTGGCTCGACCGCGTCACGGAGCTCCCGCAGCCACCACAGCCTGGTGGGCGCGATGTCGTTGTTGAGGAACACGACGATGTCGCCGGTCGCGTGCTCCAAACCTAGGTTGGAGCCGAGCGAGAACCCGAGGTTCCGGGTGGGCCGGATGATCTGGCACGGCAGGTCGGGCGCGTCGCCGTTGTCGACGATGATCGCCTCGGTCGGCCAGCCGCCCACCTCCAACGCTTGCACGTAGTCGTGGGCGAGTTCGGGGTGGCCCATCCACGGGGTGACGACCGACACGGTGGGGGGCCGGGGCTCATCGGGGCGGAGGATCGCGATCACCTCGTCGCGCCACACCGGGCCGCCCATCCGCTCGACCGTCTGCCTGATGAACGTGTAGTCGCCCCCCGGCTCCTGGATGCCAGGGACATGCGGCTCCCAGGTGCCTAGCTTGTGCGGGTCGTTCGGCACCACGTACATCTGGGTGGACACGTTCCCGAACCGGAGCTCCCGGTCGCGCCACAGGATGCCGTGCGCGTAGTGGTCCATCCGGAAGATCACGGGGACGTCGGTGGCGGCGGCGCGCATCAGGCCGATCGCGCCGGGGGCGTACTCGTCGTCGTCGTCGAAGAACGCCAGATGGGTGCCAGACGCCACCCGGATGCCCGCTGCGCGCCCCGCGTGCCCTCCCGTGACCCCGTACTCACCCTCCAGGTAGACCGCGTTAGGGGGCAGCTCACACGGCAGACCGGTGGCGCCCCGCGCCTTGTCGAGCACGACCACGATCTCGTCCGCGTCGGCGCACGACCGGAGCGCCCGCTCGAGCGTCGGCCGACCGAGCGTCGGGATCACGACCGAGAGGGTTACAGCCACAGCATCCCGATGCCGCAGTGGTTCGTCATCACGATGTGCAGCCACCGCACGTCCGCCCCAGCGGTGATCTCCTCCCACAGCCGCTGCACTCCGTAGGTGGGGTCACCGACGTGCTGGGTGTCGTGGAACGCAAAGATGCCGCCGTCCGCGATCATCGGGCTGTAGTTCTGCCAGTCGGCTTTGACCGCCTCGTAGCGGTGGTCGGCGTCGATGAAGATGAAGTCGTAGGGGCCGAGGTTGCGTGCCTGCTCCACGACCGCCGGGTCTTGCGACATGCCTTGCACCAGGTGGAGGCCGGCGCCCGCCTCGGCCGCCCACTGCTCCCAGTCGGCCGCTCGGCGCATCGCGTCGTCAACGGAGACGACTTTGCCGCCGTACTGGAGCCAGTGCCACAGCGTGCCTCCCCACATCGTGCCGACCTCGAGCACCCGTGCGGGACGCTCTCGGTCCACCACCGCGAGCATCTGGTCGAGCTCCCAGGTGTTCTGGTACGCCTCGATGTCGTCGGGCCTGGTTTTCACGGTTCCCACGGTGCCACCACCTCGCTCACCCACTCGAATGTCTCGGCCTCGGCCACGAGCCGCTGCACCGTCGCGAAGGTGCGGGCGATGCCGTTGCCGCACACGTCCCCGATATGGCCGTGCCAATGGTCGGGGTTGGTGCCCGCGCCGGACTCGCGGCTGATCACATGCGCCGTGATCCCGCGGGGCCGCCGGTGGTCGTTGTCCCAGTGGTCAGCGACCCACCACTCCAGCTCGAGCAGCGCCTCGTAAGTGCCGGCGCTGATCTGCCAGCCCGGCGCCTTGAACCCATCCACGAACCGTGCGGGCTTGGCTAGCAGCACCTCCAATGCCTGCTCGTGCGTCCAGTGCTCCGCCTCCCTCGAGGTGGGGTGGAGCCACCCGTGCATCGCGAGCTCGCACCAGTCGGGGACGCTGTCCCAGAACCCGGTGCTGCCGAGCGCGGGGATCGCGAACAGGGTGCAGCGGAACGCGGGGTTGGTGTCGCGCAGCTGGTGGAGCAGCCCGAGTTGGTTGTCATGCTCGGTGAAGTCGTCGAAGTCAACGACCATCGCGCTCGTGCAGGAATATGTTGTTGCGGTACCAAGCCGACACCCGGTGGTCCTGCAGCAAGGGCCGGAGCGTGTCGAGCGTCCGGTAGCCGCGCTCCTCGAACTTCGCGTGCCAGTACTCGTGGGACTGGCAGTTGATGTGGCCATTGCCCTCTTGGCCGGGGACGGCGGCGGAGAACACCACCCGGTCGCCATGCCGCACCAGCGTGTCAACGAGGGTGTCTGCGGCGTCCTCGGGGAGGTGCTCCCCGACCTCGAGGCACAGCACCAGGTCGAAGGTGCGGTTGAGGTCGAGTGGCTCGGTCAGGTCGTGGCGGACGTACCGGTCGCCGTGGGGCGGGTAGATGTCGACGCCGACCGTGTCGTCCACACCGAACGCGCTGGCCCATTCGCCCTGGCCGCACCCCACATCGAGCAGCGACCGGATCCCGCCCAGTTGCGTCGAGATGACGGGGGCGGCGACCTGTGCTGACGCGATGACGGTGTGGCTGCGGCCCGCGAAGAACTCGGCGTTGTAGATGCTCACAGGCCCGGCTTGCCCTCCGCCAGCGTCCGTTTGAAGTAGTCGGGGTACCGGGCATGCTGCCCGCTCGTTGTCTCGTAGTGGTTGACGGTCAGCGACTCCACGTAGCCGACGCGGCCGCCGCGGCTGCGGAACCACCGGCAGATCTCGACGTCGTCCATCCCCCACACCGGGCCCGACTCGTCGTAGCGGAACGCGTTGTACACCCAGCCTGGCGCGGCGAGGAAGATCCCGCCGATCTGCGGCACATCCAGGATGCTCTGGCCGTCCACCTCGAACCGGCCTGTTGCCGCCGGCGGGTTGTTCAGCCCGAGCACACGGGGGGACAGGATGGCGTACCCGTCATCGACGAGGTCTGCGACGTCGACGAGCGTGAACGGGATCGTGATTTCGCAGTCGTTGTCGATCTTCACGACGACGTCGTAGTCGTGGTCGAGCTCCCCGAGCAGCTTGTTGATGCCGCGGCTGATGCCGAGGTTGTTCTTGGACAGCAGCACCTTGTGGAGCCGGTCGGCCTTGAACTCCTTGACGAGCCACTCGCGGGTGCCGTCGGTGGAGCCCTGGTCGAACACGTAGTGGTGGTAGTGGCAGCCGGCGTTGGTGTGGAGCGCGTCGAAGCAGTGCTGGGTGTAGGCGAGCCGGTCGCGGGTCAGGGTGAGGACCGCGACGTTCATAGCGCCCACTGCACGAGTAGCACCGCCGCGAGGATGAGCAGCGCGAACGGCAGCACCAGCGCGGCGACCACGAGCAGGCCGAGCACGTAGTCGAGGATGAGGTTCACGCCCGTGCCCGCTGCTTGGCGGCCGCCCTGCGCTGCGCCCGGTTGCCGTGCGGCGCCAGCGGCGGCACCTCCCTCGGCCGCTCCAGTGCCTCCAGCGCCGGCTCCCAGTGCTCGACGGTGACGAGGTCGGCGTCGTAGCCGCGCGCCACCTGGCGAGCCGACGCCCGGAGCTCCTCGTCGCCTCGGGCCTCGTGCGCCAGTTCGAGCGCCGCCACGATCGCGTCGACCGACGCGGTGTACCCGAACGAGCTTTGCGCGACGTCCCACCACGGGTCGCCCCCGACGAGCCACCCTGCCTGCGCCAGCTCGGACATAGCAGAGTGGTCGGACGCGATGACGGGGACGCCGCACGCCTGCGCCTCAATGATCGGGATCCCGAACCCCTCGCCCATCGCGGGGTTGAGGAACACGTCGAACGCGCAGTACATGTCGGCCAGCTGGTCCTGCGGAAGCCCCGTGTACCAGATGCTCGGCGGCGGGAACTTCACGCGCTCCAGCAGCTTCGGGCTGTGCAGTTCTGCGAGCGCCATCAGCAGCGCCTCCAGGTCCATTGCGCCGTGCATCTTGGTGTGGCAGTACAGCCACGCGTCGTCGTGGCGCTCGAGGAACCGGGCGAACGCCTGGAACGCCTGCCCGAACCCTTTGCGGGGGAACTCGCCGGGCGAGCTGTTCGCCGCAACCATGCCGGCCACGAACGCGCCGGCCGGGAGCCCCATGCTTTCGCGCACACCCTCGCGGATCTCGGGCTGCGGCCGGAACAGGGCGGTGTCGACTCCGTGCGGCACGTACAGCGGATCGAGCTTGCGTTTGCGCATCTCGCGTTCACCGAACCTGGACATCGCGATCGGCCGGACGTTCGGCTGCTTGAGCGCACCGTGTACCGCCGGCGGGAGCGGGTAGTGGTCGACTGGAGCCCAGCAGGCGAGTGGTACCTCGGGGAAGTTCTTGGGTTTGAGCGTCCACGCGTCCATCAAAGTGAGCACCACGTCGGGCTGGTACTGCTCGTACCAGACGGGGATCGCGTCGTTGTCCTGGGTGCCGAAGGCGGGGAACACGGGCATGCCGCGCCACTCGGTCGCGGTGCCCTGCAGTCCCCAGTTCGCGACACACGCGACCTCGTGGCCCAACGCCTGGATGCGTGGGAGGAACAGGGCGGCTTGGCCTCCGTACCCGGAGGGTGACCAGGGGCTGTTGCCGTACCAGAGGATCTTCACGGCGTGATCTGCACGGTCCAGGTGCAGCCGAGGAGGCTTCCCACCTCGCCCTGCGGGCTTACGAACACACCGAACGACGAGGGGCCCGCCACGACCGACGCCTTCGTGACCTTCCCTCCGAGCGTGCGGCTGCTCAGGATCGCTTTCTCCACGCTGGTGTCCTCCTCCGAGTCCATCATTGACAGCAGCAACTCCTGTCCACCCTGGTTGTCGGCTGTGGTCACCCTGGCCCGCACCGTGAAGAACAGCAGCGGGTTCGGCCCATACGTGAACGCCTCGGTGAACGGGTCCGCCGGGTAGATGTCGATGGCGGGCGGCGTGGGGTTCGGCACCAGCCGGCCGGTGACCGCGAGGTTCTCGACCTTGCCGGTGAGCTGCGTTTCGATCTGGGCGGCGAGCGCGTCGAGGATCGCGACCAGGCTGCTCACGCCACGCCCCAAGACCCCTTCAACGCCGCCAGCTTGTGCGCATGGCGGTCCCACGAGTCACGAGCCGTATACGTCGCCTGCGACTCCCCGGCGATACCGATCAGCCCGAACGGCGACTGCTGCTGCATCCAGTGCTCCACCGCCCGCTCGAGGTTCACCTCGCGCACCAGCGGCGGCGGGTTCGAGTACGGGGTGGTGGCGCCGTTCTTGTCGACCAGGCCGACCTCGTGGTCGATCTCGTAGGCCGCCGCCTTCAACACGCGCATCAGGTCGTTATGGCGGGTGCTCGAGCGGACGTTGACGAGGGTGGCGAGCTCCGCCACCGACGCGTACACGGGCCGGTCGTCCGCGACGTTCTGGACAGGGAACGTGGGGAGCCCGGTCGAGCCGTCCGCGTCGAGGAAGACGATGCGGTACCACTGCGCTTCGGCGGTGCCGAGCTGCGTGGTGAAGTTGCGGTAGGCGGGGTTGGCGGGGTCGAGGTCGACGGGGCTGAGCGCGACGGTTTCGAGCGCCACCCACGGCCCCGTGGGGAGCGCGGCCTCCTCGATGCGCGCCTGTGTCCACGCCTCCGCGTCGTAGCGTGGGGCGGGCCTGTAGTCCTCGAGCGACACGACAACGGTCACGCTGGCACCTCCTCGAGATCTGCCTCGACGACGCCTGCGACGGTGTCGCTGACGTGGCCCTGCCCGCCCGCACTGAGCCCGCCGTCCAGAGTCGCCCCGATCCTGCCCGTGTAGATCGGCTCCAGGATCTTCTGGAACACCTCGTGTTCGCTGATCCCGTACCCGTCTCCGCCGACGGTGGCGTAGCCTGACTCTCCGTACACGCTGCTGCGTTTCCCTGCCCCGACGAGGGTAAGGGTCGCGACGCCGGTGCGGGTGATGACCCGGAGCCGGGTGCCGAGCGCCACGGTGCCTGCGGCGGCGAACCCTGCCTTGGTGTAGGTGACCCCGCGGGACACCTGGCTTGAGCCGGACCCGACGCCACCGACCTTGGCGAACCCGGTTTCGGTGTCGGTGATGTTGCGGAACCCGGCGGACGCCCCGGCGACCTTCCCTGCGCCCGCCTCCTGGAAAACGCTGGCGCTCGAGCCGGCACCCACCAGCCCTGCGGCACCGAAGCCGGTCTTGGTGATCGTCCCTGCGCGCTGCGACGCCCCGGCGCCGAGCCCACCGACGGTCGCGGACCCGGTCTTGGCGAAGACGCTCGAGCTCGCGCCTGCACCCACCCCGCTGGCTTTGCCGAACCCTGTTTCGGACGCGACGTCCACGTCCGCGCCGGAACCTGTCGCGCCAGCTGTGGCGAACCCCGCCTTGACCTGGGTGGCGCCCTTCGTCTCGCTTCCCGCGCCAACCGAGCCGACAGTGCCGAACCCCGCCTCCTGGAACACGCTGGCCGACGCCCCTGCACCGCTGTCGCCCGCGGAACCAAACCCCGCCTTGGTGTAGACGCTGGCGCTCGCCCCGTACCCGTCGGAGTCCACGACCGCGAACCCGGCCTCGACGAACACGCTCGCGGACGCGCCGTACCCGTCGCAGTCGGCCGCCCCGAACCCGGCCTTGGTGTAGGTGTTGCCACCGCTCGAGGGGAAGTACACCTTGGCGCCGGTGCCGACCGCCCCGACCGTGGCTGACCCCGACTCCGCGAACACGCTGGCGGAGGCGCCCGCCCCCACCCCACCAGCGGTGCCGAACCCTGTCTCCTGGTTGACGCTCGCGCTCGCGCCGGCACCGACAACCGCGGCCGCCGCGAAGCCTGTCTCCTGCGTGACGGACGCCGAGGCGCCGAACCCGTCGCCGTCGACGACCCCCCGGCCCGCCTCCTGGAACACCGACGCGGACGCGCCCGAGCCGACACCGCCAGCCGAGCCGAACCCCGACTTGGTGATCCCGCTTGAGGCAGGGATCTCGAACTGGGCGAACGACACGAACCCGTGCCGTGAGTCCCTGGTACCGGATCCCTTCGGCATCTAGCCGTTCTCCTTGCCGAATCCCGCCTTGGTGTACGTCTGCGGCAGCACCGGGTGGACCACGACCGTCTGTGCGCGCCACGCGCCGGTCGCACAGGTGAACGTGCCTGGGTTGGAGGTGGCCGTCGTAGACGCCAAATGGGCGGTGGCGACCATCCCGGCCAGGTTTGTGCCGGCAACACCGCACGCGATCTGCAGCAGGCTCCCGAACCCCGCCGGGGCGGCGGTCACCCATGTGTCGTCGTCGGCTTCCTCACCGGCCCGTCCGAAACACGCAATGGTGAGGATGTCCTTCGACCCGCCCGTCACCGACACCGACGGCGGATCGGGGTTGACCGAGCTCCCGGTCGCCGTCGTCCCGACCTGCGGGGCCTGCGTGCCCGGGTCGGCCATCCCCGAGATCTCATAGACGATCCAGGCGCCGCGAGTGGCCGACGACAACGTGAACGTGGTGGTGGTGCCCTCCGTCCCGTCAGCCAGCCGCCACGCGATGTACAGGCCTAGCACGATCGCCTCGTCGAGCAGCTCGTTCCAGCCGGCGAGCGCGTCCACGCCAGGGGTTGTCCCGGCAGACCCCTTCGACATGATCGCCAACAGCAGGTTCCCGGCCGCCCCGCTCGGGAGGCTGACGACGTGCGAGGTGTTGGCCGTGCTGATCGCTGTTTCGGTCGGGGTGCCGACAACCGCCGGGGACGCCACTGGCTAGCCGGTGTAGATCCAGGACGGCGTGACCTTGATGACGTCGTTGGTGTTGACCGCCACCGGGGTGGTGTCGTCGAAGTTCGCGCCGAACCAGACGGTGCCCGCGCCGCCCGTGGCACCAGAGCAGATGATGAACCCGTTGCAGGTGCCCCACACCGCGGTCGCGGTCGCGAACGTCACCTGGGCGGCGCCGCTCCCTCGGCCGGACTGGGTGGTGCCGACGGTGCCCCAGCTCGCGCTAGAGATGGTCTGGCGGACGTAGGCGCCAGCCACGGACACCTCGGCCCACGAGGCGATGACGGCGGCGGAGCCTGCGACGGTCGAGCCGGACCATGAGGTGAACAGCCCGAGCCAGGTGTTGGCGGGGCCGGTCGCGCCCTTGGGGTAGCCGGCGTAGATCAGGTCGAGCCCTTCGTTGGGGAAGATCTCTGCCATCGTGGTGCCTCCTCAGGCGACGGGGTACAGGTTGGGCGGGGTTGCGCCCTCGGCACGGCATTTCGAGCAGTACCAGCGGTCTTTGGTGAGGAACAGGACGGTGCGGGTGCTGCCACAGTGGGCGCACACGGTGATCATCTGGATGAGGTTTCCGTGCTCGTTGAGCAGCGGCACCTCGGGGTGCCCCCGGATCTCGACGCTAGACACCGACGGGTTCCTCCACCGGCATGAACACATGCTTGAACTTGTCGTCCATGCTCGAGAACTCGGTGAGCGCACCCCACCGCTCCCCGTTGTGCATCGGCCGGACGTTGAAGATCCCGAGGTGGCCGAGCACCACGTCGGCGGTCGCGAACAGCCGGAACCCGTGCTCGTGGCGGATCCGGGTGCAGAACGTGACGTCCTCGTTGAGGATGACCTGGCGGCCACCGTTGTCGAGGGTGGAGTAGAAGTACGGCTCCTCCATCTGGTCGATCACGCGGCGGCGGATCAGCATGCCGGCGCTCCCGGCAGCGTCGATCTCGAACACGCCCTCGGAGGGGACACGCTCCCACGGAATCGGCCGGAACGCGGGGGTGCCGTCGTCGTCGTGGACACCTGCCTCGTCGAAAATCACGAGGTGCCACGGCGGATTCCGCTTCGTGACCAACGGCACGAGCACGTCGATCTCGGGGTGCTCGTCCATCGCCCGCAGCATCTTGACCAGCGCCATGTTCTCCCAGCAGTGGTCGTCACCCATGATCCACACCCAGGCGTCCTCGTCGCGCAGCCCGCCCATGATCTTGTTGAGGTTCTCCGTCACCGACGCGGAGGCGGCGGCGTTGAGGTAGCAGCCCGGCGGCTGGTTGGTGCCCGCGAGCGACACGGTGAACAGCAGGAACCGGCCCATCTCATGGGTCGGCAGTGCGATCGTGCCGGGACTGTCAGCGAGCTTCAAACGGGTCCTCCTTCGGCCATGCTTTGACGATGACGTTGTGGCCGCCGACGCACTGCTCAACCACCTGGAGTGCTGCACCGACCGGGAGCCCGGTCGCCTGCATCCACGACAGCGTCGAGTGGGAGCACGCGAACTCGTGGTAGGAGCGCAGCCCGACATCCATGATCTTCCCGAACGGCAGCGGCTCGTCGGAGAGCGGGTGGCCGGTCACGGCACGTCCGCGAAGAACTCGAGGTACAGGTCGGCGTAGTTGGTGATCGCGTCGGCCTCGGCGCCTGACAGCGTCTCGTCGTAGGTTGTCCAGGCGGAGCCGTCGACGTCGGCACGTGTGAAGCTCGCGATCAGGGTCCCTGCCCCGATCGAGTTGCCACCGCCCTGGTACAGCTTGACGGTCATGCCGACCGTAGAGCCACCCGGGGCGTCCTTGCGGATCCGCCAGCGGACGATGTGGCCGGACGAGGAGGCCGGGTCGGTGCCCGACGCGAGCTTGACGCGGCAGCCGGCGTCCTGTGGCTCCGATACCGACTGGATGTAGTCCGTGTCTGACGGGGTCGTCTCGTCGATGGCCGCGGCGAGCGCAGTACCTGCCGCCTGGTCCGTCCAGGTGCCGTCGACCGAGTCGGCGGTTGGCGCGAGCTCGACGGCACCAGAGCCCGCTGCGTCCGTCTCGAAGATCCCGACGAACGCGTAGCCGCGGCCGGTCGCGTTCGCGGTGAACGTCGCCGCGTAACTCCCGGGCGTGGCGGCGGTGCGGTGCTCCAGGCTGACGGGGTTGCCGGTGAACCCCTCGAGGTTCGTCTGCTCGTCGAGCACGAAGTTGCTGCCCGCCGCGATCGTGACGTCGGCGCCGTCCTCGACGCTGACGCCGATCACCAGCGAGTCCGACAGCACCGACGTGGCTGTGCCGGAACTGATGTTGTCGGTGGCGCTCGTGTGGCTGGCCGGGGTCGAGCCCGTCTCCGCCCGCAGCGAGATCGTGCCGGCGTCGACGGAGTACTCCGCGATGATGTAGGAGTCGAACGAGGTGCTGGACGGGAACGTGACGGTGTTGGCGCCCGCCGACGGCGCGATCCCGTACCAGACCACGGCGGCGATGTCGTTGGTGGCGTCGGAGATCCGCCGCAGCCGCGTGTACGTCGTGCCGCGCGTGTCGCTGGGCACACCCGCGGGATCGAACGCTGACGGGCCCGTCTCGACCGCGATCAGCAGGCTTCCGGCGGCGACGTTGCTGGGGAACGCGGGTGAGCCGCTCGTGCCGGCGTTGCTTGCCTGCTGGAGCGCAGTCCAGGTCGCCATACCGGCCTAGCAGTCCCCGTTGAACTCCGGGTTGGTGGTGCCGTTCGGCATCACGTTGTCCGGGTCGATCCTGATCTGCGTCAACGTCGGGCCGGCCGCCACGACGCTCGAGTGGTAGTTGATGTCGAAGTAGGCACCAGCCGTCGCCCCGAACACGTTGGTGCGGACACACACCCGGCGCGGGTAGCTCTGCGAGTTGAACTGGTTGCCGAACGTCGTGAAGAAGATGTGGCTCGTGGAGCCGTTGTTCGTGAACGTGTTGTTCGCGACCAGCACGTCGGTCGCGTACCCGATGTAGAGCGCCTGCGAGTGGTCGTCCACGTTCCCGGTGTTCTGGTTCTTGAACACGTTGCCGACGATCGTGATGAACTGCGGCGGGTTCCCCGCGGGCTCGTCCCACATCTTCCCGCCCAACGTCTGGTTGTGACCGTCGAACGTGTTGCCCGTCACCGCGATGTTGTCAGCACCCCAGACGAACAGAGCGGTCGCGGTCGATCCGCACACGCTCGAGCCGGACGCACCGGGGTTGAACGTGATGTCACCCTGAATCGTCGCGTTCGTCACCTTCACGTTCGTCGCGTTAACCGACGCGTCCCCAGTCACCGTCACGTTGTCGATCACCGCGCCCGACGTGGCACGCGCCGAGAACTGCGACGGGGTGAGGGTGGCCGCTGTCGCCGTGGGCGCGGGGCACCCGGACGGCGGGGGAGGCGGGGGCGGGGGCGGCGTATCGCACGCCAACGTCGACGCGGCCAGCAACGACCTGGAACTCGTGTTGCCGGCGGCGTCCTGCGCCTCGACGCCGTACTGGTAGCTCGTCCCGCACACCCGGCCGCTGTCGGTCCACTGGTCAAGCAAACCGCCAGACGACCCTGGCCCCTGCCCGATCAGCGCGCCGTCCCGGTAGATCCGGTAGTTCGTCACCCCGACGTTGTCGGTCGAGGGGTCCCAGTTGACCACGATCTGCGTCTGCGACGACGACCCCACATGCAGGTTCGGTGGGGCGGACGGAGCCGTCGTGTCACCGGGGGGCGGGGGCAGAGGCGCGGGCTGGTAGTGGCCCGTGGTGCCCTTGACCTTGGATGCGACCTCGTAGTCGTTCGCCGCGTTCTTCGCGAACTTCACCTGGGTCCGGGTCGGGTCGTTCGTCTGAGACACGACCGTGCCGAGCGCCGAATACAGGTAGCCGTACCCGGCCTGCTGCGGATACGTGAACGTGATCGTGCTCGACGTCTCCGCGACCTTCGTCAGCGTGAACTCGTCGGCTGCCGCACCTGCGACGGCGAAGACGAGCGTGGCGGCGAGCATGGCGAGCATGGCGCGTCTGACTTTCGGCATCGGTGCTCTCCTAACAGTTGCGTACGTGCCCCGTGCTGTCGTCCAGGCCGTTGTCGGTCGACTGGTCGGGGTCGACGCTGATGTTGTCTGTGGCGGCGTTGAGCTCCGCCCGGAAGTTCACGTCGGCCGACAGCCCGTTCACCTGGTTCGTGAACGTGTTGCCCCTGATGCAGATGTCGTGCGGGTCGCTCGACGGGGACGACGCGAGGTTCCCGAACCACGTCACGAAAATGTGGGAGGTGTCGCCGTTGTTGTTGAACGTGTTTCCCTCCACCAGCCCGTTCGTCGAGTAGCCGAGGTACAGGGCCTGCGAGTGCGGGTCGGCGGCGGTGAAGTGGTAGCCGGTGAACGAGTTGTTCGACACGACCCAGTTGTCGGGGGTGGAGCCGGCCGGGTCGTCGTAGATCTCGATCCCGTTCGCCGTCACCTCGGTGCCGTTGAACGAGTTGCTGGTGATCAGGACGTTGTCGGCCCCGAAGATCGCGCCGCCGGCGCCCTGCGCCGTGTTCGAGATGTCGGAGTTCGACAGCTCCCCGAGGTTGCCGCCGGGCTCGAAGCTCCAGCCGCTCGAGGTGTTCACCGTCGCGTTGTCGATCCACACGGCCCGCACCGACACCGAGAACGCGGTGAGGCTGTAGCCGTTGGTGGCGGTGAACTTGATCCGGCTGTTGCAGGTGGTCTTGCTGCCGGTCGAGATGGTCTGCGACCCGTACGACCCGGTGACCACCCGGACGGTGTCGCCGCAACTGGCGGCGGTGTAGGCGGCCTGGAACGTGGAGCACGCCTGCGCGTCAACGTACGCCCCGGCGACCTGCCTGGTGCAGGTGCCGCCGTTCGAGTCGACCCAGAGGTTCGCGGTTTCGGAGCCGCCCTGGATGATCGGGATGTTGGGCTGGTAGATGCCGCCAGCGACGATCGCGCCGGCGGCCAGCGTCGCGCCGATCACTGCGATGGCTCCGCCGCGCCGGGAGAACGCGACGAGATGCTGCCAGGCTAGAGGTCCGACAACCACTCGACATACACCGAGAACACGCCGGCGCCCTCAGCGATCATCTGCCAGTTCGCGAACGTCGCGACCTTGACCATGATCAGCTCGCCATGCAGCAGGTACCCGAACGCGTTGGCGCCGTCCGCTGTCGGCGCGGTGCCGTCGCTGCGGTAGTAGAGCCGCAGCGAGGTGCTTTGGGCCGCCTCGTAGACGCGGACGCGGGCGTACCGTGCCCCGGCGTTCGGCGGGTCGAGCGCGACGGCGGGGGCGTTGTCGACGGTGTAGCGGACGGTGGCGCCGGTGACGGACGCGGGCACCTCGGGCCCCTCGGCCACGAGGATCACCTGGGCGTGCGAACCGTCGGCCAGCGGCACCGACCGCAGCGACCGGACGTTGCCGTTGGCGTCGATGACCTGGAGTTCGTTTGCCATGTCAGGAGATCGTCACTGACCCGGTCAGCGTCCAGGTGCCGGTCGTCTTGGTGCCGAGCGACTCGACTTTGCGGTTGAGGGTTTTGGCGGCACTCGCCCCGTTGTCGATCACCCATTCGTTCCAGGCGTAGTTCGCCTCGCCGGAGGTGAAGTCGGCCTGCCAGTCCATCGTCTGGTTTGTGCGGGTCGGGTAGGTGCCGTTCATGCCCTTGTACGTCTTGTTGGTGGCGGCCTGCAGATCGGTCTGTGTGGCGGCCGCGGCGGTGTTCGAGTCCCCGACGCCGATGCGAGCGCTCGCGGTGTTGAAGGCGGTCGGGGTGCCCTCCCCGGCCATCAGGTCGAGGAGCGTCTGGATGCCCTCGTTGAGCAGCAGGTTGCCGGCCACGTCGAGCTCCTCCTCGGCGCCGGCGTAGCGGCGCAGCAACTCGGAGCTGACGGCCGCACGGGTGTCAAGTCCGAGCCTACGACGCACGTACGCGCACGCGTCCTCCGACCACTTCTCGGCATGCCACGAGAACCTCCACGCGAGCAGGTCCCGCCCGGGCAGTAGCACGCCCACGGACGCAGCGTCGCGCCCAACAGTCATGTCTGCGCCCACGTTGCGCTCCTTCCATGAGAGGCCCCGGGGCGGCGGCTCGGGGGAGAGACCGCCGCCCCAGGAGGGGTGTTACAGGTGCGTGCCGAGGTGGTAGAAGCGGTTGTTGTCGAACACCACGGCGTTGAACGCGCCGATCAGCCCGACGAGGTAGCCGCCGATGTTCGGCTCCACCACCCGCATCTCCACCGGGCTCCCGGGGTTCTCCCCGATCAGGAGCGCCTGCGAGTCACCCACGACCGCGGTGTCCTGATCGAACCCGTAGGAGCCGACGACCCGCAACCCGAAGAAGTTGCCGGTCATCGTGCCGATGTCGAGGTTCCCGATCGGGCTCATCTGCGCCAGCTGGTCGGTGCCGAGCGTGGCGAGCTGGAAGAACCGGTTGGCCGACAGGTACAGCGTGTTGGTGCGGTGCCTGCCGCTCGTCGCCGCGTAGATCCCGGCGAGGCCGGCGCTGACCGCCGTCCGCCAGTTCGAGAACGACTCCGTACCTGCCGTGCCGAGCCTGCCGGACGCGGTGCCGACGGTGCCGACGTTCGACGTCTCGACCGCCTCGCAGGCGACACCCTCGGTCTGGCGGGCGTACGCCTCCGCGGCGAGATCGAAGTACAGCGACAGCACGTCGGGGTTCGACCAGTTGACCGCCTGCCACGAGATGTCGACAGCGCCGAGGTACGTGTTCGCGGTCAGCGTCGCGGACGTGACGGTCGGCGCGACAGTGCCGGCCTCCGTCTTCTCCGCCGACTGCAGCTCCACCGACGGCCGCGTCCCGATCTTCGGGTACACCAGCGAGCCGCGGTCGAGCGGCACCTGGCGCCCCGAGTCCACCACCGGCCGTGAGCGGTCGATGATGTCGAGGATCTGGGTCATGTAGGTGGGCTGGATGATCCCGGCCACCGTGCTCGACGTGACGTTCTGGACGGTCCGCTCGAGCCTGTCCTGCGCCTCAGAAACGATCCGCTCGACGTCCCCGTCGGCCGCCGCCATGCGGGCCACGTCGGGACGGCGGATGATCAGCTGGTCGCGGGCGTACTGCGCGAACGTGCGGTGCACGACCGAGCCGGACATCGCCTGCCGCTCGCTGATGGCCTCGTCGGCCCGCAGCACGCGGGACACGTCGACGCCGTCGTTGATGCGCTCCACGTCGGCGGCGAGAGCGACGAGCTCCTCCTCCATGTCCATCACGGTGGTGCGGTACTTCGTGATCTGCTCCTGCTCGAACTCCCCGAGCTCGCGCTTCTCGTCCTCTGCGAGGGAGAGCAGGTCGTTGATCTTCTCGTAGGTGCGGTCGCGTTCGTCCGCGAGCCGCTCCAGTCTGACTTTCATTACTCCGTCAGCCATGACGGTCACCTTTCCTGTCGGGGATCTATGGGTTACTCCCCGGCGGGTGCCGACTCGATGCTCCCGGGGGTGCCGCCAGCTGGCGGGGTGCCCGTGGGCTCGGCGGGGTGCGCCGTACAGCGGGGAATGGTACTAGCTGCGGCCGGCCATCGCCATCAGCGACGCCGGCGGTTCCTCACCGGCCTGCCGGTACAGCCGCATCAGCTTGCGTGCCGCGGCGGCCTTCGCCTGCTGGCTCGCCTGCGCCTGGTTCAGCCGGGCGGCCGCGGCGTGCATGCCGTTCACGTTGAGGTCGCCGTTCGGCTCGAGCACCGGGAACGCATAGCGCGTCTTCGTGGTGTCGAACTGCTGGCCCCGGTCGAGGATGCAGGAACGGACCCATTGCGCGTCATCGAACCGGGAGGCGGCGCCGTCCCACTTGCCCCGCACAATCGCGCGCTTGAGCATTGGCTCGTAGCCGACCCTGGTCAGGAGCTCGTCGACGTCGGTGCGGCGCTCCGGCTCCGCGGGCGCGGGCTCCGGCTCGGGGTCCGGTTCCGGCTCCGGGTCGGGTGTCTCGCGCACCGCCAGCACCCCGGCGTCCTTGTACGCCTGGATCCCGCCCGGCGATCCCGACGGCCTGACCAGCGCGATGTTCACCAGCCGCGCCTTCAGCCGCTGCACCACACCGTCGGCGCGCGGCTCCGACTTGATCGCGTCGAACTCGAGCGACACCCCGGTCAGGTCACCGGCGTTGACTAGCTCCAGCGCCTTGTCGGCGTCCGGGTGGTTCAGCATCCGGAACGTGCCGTGCAAGCCGTCACCCGGCACCTCCCGCAGTTCTGTGCCTCTACCCACGACGCCACCGATCCCGGGCTCATGCTCGACGTTGACGAACACCGACACGCGGTTGGGGGCGCTCAACTGCTTCTCGAACGCGCCCTCCACGAACGTCTCCTGATACGGCCGGTAGTACGGGGGATCCGCGACCGTCGCCGTCTGGTTGTACGGGACGATCCGCACGTCGAGGGTGCGGCCGTCACCCGACCTGGTGAACTCGGCGGGGTACTCCCGCCGCATGATCTCGCCCATGCCTGGACCTCCCTATCTAGGTGCCGGCGGCGCTCTGCGGCCGCAGTTCGATGACGCTCGGCGGCTGCTGCGCCGGCGACGCCCCAGCTGACGGAGGCGTCAGCAGCTGCTGCAGCGCCTCCTGGGCCTGCTCCGCGGGCAGCCTCAGCAGCACCCGCGCCTCCTCCACCGTGATAATCCCGTCCTCCACAAGCTTCGTCACCGCCACCACGAGCTCGTTGAACGTCGGCGCCAGAATCTCGCGGGCATCGAACACCACCCCAGACCCGGCCGGCAGCATCTGCGACGACATCGCGTTCGACAGCAGCGTCGCCATCGTCCGCAGCTCGAACCGCCACCAGTGCTCACCCAGCATCGCCGGCGACTGGTAGTTCAGCCCGCCCTCGATCGGAAGGTTCAGGAACAGCGCCGGCACACCGGCCGCCGACGCCAGCACCTGCGCATCGAACTTCTGCGAGTCGAGCAGCATCAGGTCAGCGACCGAGAACGACAGCTTCTGCAGCTCGATCTCCGGCGGCACCACCGGCGGCGCCCCACGCCGGTCGGAGGTCTTCGACACCCACTCGTTCTGCAGGCTCTTGGCCTGGCCCTCGTCGAGCTTCCGCAGCGCCTTCAGCGCGTACTGCGGCACGTCGCTCCGCATCATCACGCGGCCCAGGTCGTTCGCGGCCAGCAGCCCGAACGCCTGCGACCCGTACGACTTGATCAGGCTCGTGCCGCGCACGTTGCCTCTCGGGTTCCTCGACACCTGCACCACGTCCGCAGGGTTGAGCCACTGCTGGTTCGCGCGGTACACGCGGCGGCCCCGCCGCACCTCCACCTCGACGGTGTCGGCCTGCGCCAACGTCCACGCCGACGGGTACCCGTCCGCGTACCGCGAGGTGATCACGATGAACGCGTCTCCCCACCGGTACATCGAGTCGATACACGCATACACCGCGTCGGAGATGCCGTTCGGGAACCACACCGGGTCGGGGTTCGCCACCCACGCCGGCTCCCGGCCCCCATGGAACCTGAGCGGCATCGACGCGATCTCCTGCGAGTTCAGCTCGATGCAGCGGTTCGCGACCCACACCCGCTCGATCAGCCGCGGCGAGAACGCCACCCCCTGCAGCTGCGACCAGAAGTCCGTGATTTGCGCCTGGAACGCCGTCTCCGCCGTTGTCGGCACCGGCGTCTCCCGCTCGAGCGGCGCCACCTCGGGCGCCCGCGCACGGGTCGGCCAGCCCTCCAAGAACGCGGTGCGGAACAGGCCCATGCGCGCCTCCTCAGTAAATGTGGATCTCGACGCCCTGCTCGGCAGCCACCCGGGCCCGCCACCACGCAGCCCGCACCGCCAGCGCAGCCGACACATCCACCTCGTCGGCCTCCGTCAAACGCGGGTTCCCCTGCCTGTCCACCTGCGCCGTCAGCAACGCAACCTGCTGCGCCAGCAACGGGTGATGATCGTGCGCGACCTCGCGAAACGAGATCGCCTGGTACAGCGCCGCCGTCGACTCCACATCGGTCGCCTTGTCCGCCGGCCACGGCTCCACCGGCAGCCCCGCGTCACGCAAACGGCCCATCAGGTTCAACCGCAAATGCGGCTTGTGCGTCAGCTCCCGCACATCCCACTGCTCCGCCGCCCGCACCAGCACCGCCTCGAGCTCGCCATCGGAGGGCTGGTCCGCGCGCCACCCGAAGAACACCGATCCGTCAAGCGTCGCGCCGCACACCGAGATCCGCCGCCGATAGTCACCCCACACCGCCAACACCACCGGCTGCCCGTCCCCCGGCGCCTCCGCGTCCACGCACCCGTCCCACGACCCCGCCGGCAACCACGGCCCCGACGTCGCGACCGGCTGCCCCAGGTGGTACGCCCGGAACTCGTGCTCCGGCATCAAAGCCGCCTTCACCCCAAGCGTCGCCGGATCCAGGAACCCCGCCTCCACCGCCGGGTTCGCCTTCGCCCACTGCCGCTCGTCATAGATGTCGCACCCAGGGTCCGCGGCGAACTCGATGAACCGCACCCCCGCCGGCAGCTCCCCCTGGTGCGCCATCTGCCGGATCCGCTCCAACATGTTGTCCGGCCCGAAACCCGGCGTCCCAAACCCCACCACCCGCTGCTCCGGCCGCTTCCCCAACCGAGCCAGCATCGTCGTCACCAGCTCCGGCGGCACCTCACCGATCTCGTCGATCAACGCCAGATTGAAGTTCAACCCCTGCACCGCCGACAGCTTCGCGGGATGAGCCCGCACCGTCGACCCCGTCAACCGGTACTTCAACAACGAGTTCGTCCCGTACACGTCGAACAGCTCGCCCTCGTTCGCCGCCAGCGCCGGCGACACCTCCACGATCTGCACCGCCCGCTCGATCAGCCGCTGCGCCTGCTCCTCCTTCGTCGCCAGCACATCGACCTCGACGTAATCGTCGCCACGGCAAATCCGCTCCAGCCCCACCGCCGCCATCAACGTCGTCTTCCCGTTCCCCGCCGCGATCGAGATGAACGTCGCGTACGCGTCGTACACCACCCGCAAGATCTTCCGCTGAAACGGAGCCACCCGGATCGGCCGGCCCTGCCCCACCCCCACCGGCTGCACCAGCTTCGACTCGATAAACCGCGCCGACCGCCGCCACTCCTGGCGCGCGTCCCACCCATGCCACTCCGGCAACTCGAGCGTACGTAGCCCACGCTTCGGGCCCGCCCGGCTCAACATGCCGTGGCTAGCCACGATCCCGCTCAACCATCACGGATCGCGCCAAACGTGGCAACGCTGCCTTGTGTTACTCCGATTCCGTA